CCTCGCGAGCCTGCGCTCTCAGCGCTTCCATGGTCGCGACCTGGTCCTGTTCGGCCCGGGCCGTATCGACGACCTTTTTAGCCTCTTGGCGCGCCTCCCAGCGACCCATGGCGCGCTCGAACTCAGGATCTGCGGCGAAATCCTTGCGCGCCGGTCGTATATCCTCGGCTGCAGCTTTAAGTGGCTCCTCGGCCGGCAATTTCAGCCAGCCCAACTGCCGCGCCAGATCGAGCTGGCCCAGCGCAGCGCCCAGCTCCTGATGGAGCCGGTTCAGCTCGCGGCGCACGCTCCGAGGTAGCCGATGGTCCGGAACCTGGTCAATAATCTGCTCAAGGTCGTCCGGGCCTTCGGCAGCTCCGGGCTTGACTGACTCCGCGGCCGGGGCTGGCTGCGGCTCTTCTATCTTTGCGGGTGTGCCGCTGTTCCGGCCAGCAATGAACGCTTTGACATCGAATTTCGGCTCTGCGGCCGGGGCTGGTGTAGTGACTGGCGTACTCACGAATTGACTCCTACTGGTTCCGGCTGTTGCATTTGTTCCTGTTGCTGCTGTTGCTGCTGTTGCTGCTGTTGCGCCTGCTGTGCCTGCTGATCCTGCAGCGCGCCGGCATGTACATGCTCGGCCGCCTGCATTCCGCGGTCATGCGCCAGACCAGTCAGGTGCTCGAGGCGGTCTTCATCCATTTGCGCGCGATCGATTCCAGCCTTGACTTCGGCTTCACGAATGCCGGCCAGCGCGTTGATTTCGGCGATGTACTTGCGGGCTTCGATTTCAGGCAACTTCGCCAGTAGCGCCTGCTGCATCTTCTGCACCAGCATGTGGAGCTGCTGATTCTGCGCTTGGGCCTGCTGAAGCTGCTGGCCGAGCTGTGCCGGTGTCTGATCGCCGCTCGTGGGCGGTGCTAGCAGATCCCCCATTTGTTCGATTTTCGGATTGCCATCACCGAGCAGTCGCAAGTAGGCTGCGGCCACGCCCGGAACCTGCATAGCCTGTGGGTATGCTTTGAAAAAGTCGCCTAAGTACTGCGTGGCCTCGCGATCACGCGTCTCGCTGTTCGGGCCGACGACGACGCGCACGGCATACTCACCGGACCCGATGTTGTTCCCTTTGCCCTTTTTGCCTGTGGCGCGATCGATTCCGTCCTCGCCGAAAATGCGATTGATTTCGATGTTTTCGTGAGATAAATCTGCGCGCACAATCGTCACAACTTGGGGACCGTCCATGATGTGAGGGGCGATTTCGACGATCTGTCCATAGACGATGCCGATAGCACGGTGGAGATTGTCGGAATAGCTGAAATTCCCAACATTCGATTCGCTGCGCAGTTGTTCGATAGCTCGTCCGCTTTGTTGGCCGGCCTGTTGGCCCAGCGAAGGATCATAGATCGAAGTCACGGCCTTAATGGCATCGGAGAAGTAGGTGCCCAGTGCAAGCAGCCACTGGATCGGCGACTCCCATACATTGCGTTGAGGCGGTGGAAGCAGCGTCGACGCGCCTGTGGCTCCGTCCGTGGCATGGACCGGGTTGTATTCCAGGTAGGACCACAGTTCGCTATTGGCACTTTGCCAGCGCGGATCGTCGAATTGGCCCTTGGCTCCGATGAAGGGCGCCCGCGGCATCATGCCAGCCACTTCAGTCGCTGTCGTGGCTGTATAATTCAGGGCGCGCTGGGCATCGATGGCGTTCGAAATCAGCGACAGCCGATGGAGCTTGCCGTTGATGTAAACTTCGGGACCGAGAACGGGGATCCAAGGGATTACGGAGCCAGGCCAGTCCGTCTCGTCGAGCACTTCCAGTGCGTCCACGACATATTTGGTGAGTTTGCGGCGATGGCTCTCGCGTGTGTTCTCCGGTCCCTCCAGCCGCTTCGCGCCCCTCGGCCCGGGCTCATCCTCAAAGCGCCAGACATGATCGGAATAACGAGTCGATGTGGCTGGCTCAAGCTCTACCAGGTAGAACTCGACGACGTAGAACGGCCCCTTGCCAGAGCCTGTCCACTCGTTAATGTCGGCCATGCTGCCGCCGAAACCCATCGCGTCGGCAATCCAGCCCGTCGCAGTCTGAATGCCTCGCGGCTCAAGCACGCGCCGTCGCTTGCCGAATACAGCCTCGTACTCCTCGGGGCTGCCATACATTCGCAGGCGCCCAGCCCACATCGCGTCCTGACGATTCGCCATGCGCGCAGCCGGATCGAAAAAGATCGAGTGCGGATCCTCCACACTGACGATGCGAAAGCGCTGCTCATCCGTGCGCTGGTTGCAGTACTCAGTCGCCAGCTCGATCACGGCATAGCCGCCGGCTGCTGAGTACTTGCCAGCTGTGGCATAGGCTGTGCGCGCGTCGGAGCGGTGCTCAGTCTCGCGAATGATCCCCTCGTAGATGTCGGCAATGTCGGCGTCGGCGCCGCCACCCACGGGCATCACCTTGGGGCCCGGCGGGTTAAGCCGAATGTCGCCCTCAATCTGGTCCACGGCTGGTTTGCACTTGTTGATCGTGATGAGTGGCCGGTTGCGCGATTTTCGCTTCTCGATCTCGAGCTGTTCCCATTGCAACTCACCGCCGACGTAGAACCCCAAGCGCTTAACCTCTTCCTCCCGCTGTTTGCGGTTAGCCTCTTGAGCCACTTTCCAGCAGCGGCGGACGAAAGCGGGCAGGTTTTTCTTGGGGATTGCCATGGCTTAGAATGGCCTCAGTCCCCCTGGCATCTGAACGGTTTCGCCGGTCATAACAATCAGCCCGACGTTGAGGTCCTCGCGCTTCACGTGTGGTTCTCCGGCACCGAAATGCTCGGCCAGATCGAGCTTCGGCACTTCGTTCTCCAAAAACATCGCGGCACGGCCGGCGTCGATGAAGCTGCGGCCCTGCCGCTTATTTGGATCGATGCCGAAAACGACAACAGCATCCTTGCGGATGCCGACAAGCATCCCCGAATCGGCGCGATACAGCTTCTCGCCCTCGATTGAGTCCTTGCGACCCGGAGAGTGATAAATCTGGAGGATGTGCGTAGGTTCCATGTTACTTCCGCACATTCTCGGCGTACACCACCTGCTTCAGCAGCTTCGTGTTACCGCTGCTCCGCGCCCTCGACTTCGCAGCCATGAGTCGGGAGAGTGGTATTTTTTGGCCCTGGGGAATGCCAAGGGCGCGATGCAGCAACCCGCGGTGACTTTTCTTGATGTCGCTCATTGGGAGCCTTTCATCATCGACCCGATCGTCACGCGCTTTGGCAGCCCCCTGCGCGCTGTCGCCGCGAATTCATGCAGCGTCTTCTGCGGCAGGCTGGCGAGCCCGCGGTTGCGTTTGTACAGCGCCGATGGCTGGTGCTCGGCGATTGCGAAGAGGCGCTGCTGAGCTTGAGATTGAGCGGGCATCTTTCTCCTTATCCAAACGGCGCATAAGCTGGCGCGCGGTGGTGCAAATTCAGATAGGCCAGCGGATCGGCGTCGACCTGCTGCTGCTTGGACTGTTGAGCTTCCTTCGCCCCCATTGCCAGTGTCCGTAACGCGTCTGCAAAGTGTGAGGCCCAATCATGCAAGGGTTGCCGGCGCTCGTTGCCGTTCTTGGTCGGCGCACCCCACTGATAGTGCCGCAGCGCTTGAATGCCATCCGTGCACTTCTCAGCATCGAACCAAAATTGGGGGAACCGGGTGCGCACAGCGTTCAATCCATCGAACACGCTGAGCTGCGGGAGCACTTTCACTTTCCAGCCCGCACCCCGCATGATTTCTTCGATGGATATACCTGTGCCCAGGCTCTGCGCCCCGCCGTCCCACGGGAGGTAGTGAGTACCGAGCAAGTAATCTCGGCTTTGTAACTCCTGCATGTAGGCTTTGATCGGCTTCTGGCTGCCCGTAATGCAATCGAGTAGCCGAATTTCGCTTACTATCCGCTGGAAAATCCAGCAGCAGGTCTGATCGCCAAAGCCCAAGTCCCAAGCCGTATCCACGGGCAAGCGCTGCTCCGGCGGCACGTGTGTTAGGCGGTGCTCGAGCTCCGCCCGGCGCAACTCGTTGCCATAGATCGCACCGCTTACGCTCGAACGGCAGATGCCCTCATAGATATGTTCGAAGGACTCGGGATCGGTCTCGCGCAGAAACTCGATCTTAGAGCGTGACTCCTCACTGAGCCACCGGTTGTCGTGCCAGCTCGTCTTGACCACAATCGCGCCAGGCGGCGGGTTGATGATCCACCGTCGATAAGTGTCGTCGGTGTCCAGATCGGGGTTGAAGGAGACCCAGATCTCTGAGCCTGACTTGCGGATGGTCGGAAGAAGTATCGACCATGACCGCTTGCTCACAACCTGGGCCTCCTCCACCCACGCAATGTCGATGCTCTCGAACGATTTGATCTGAGTCACCGACAAATTCTGCAGGCCGACGAAGATGAATTCAGATCCATTGCGCCCACGGATAGTACTCTGCAGCACTTCGTAGCACTCGCTGAGGCCGAGCCGCTTGATCTGCTCGTCGAGGAGCTGGTGCACCGACTCTCGGATCGACTGCTGAGTCTCGCGAGCGCATAGAATGCGCAGCGGGCGTTGTGTAGCCATGAGCAGGAGAGCCTGCGCAATCGACCAGCTCTTGACACCATCGCGGCCACCCCAAAGTACCTTGTACGCGGCTGGCTTGAACAAAAACGCGAGCTTGTCCGGGAACTCGATGGCGATCTTAACTGCCGCTGGCATCAAGCCCTCCGGTGAGCTTTATTTCAACCTTCACACCGAGTGGACTGCCGTCTGGGTTACTGAATTCCGTTTTGTCCCCGTACACCTCGCGGCGCCGGCCCTTAAGCAGGAACTGGATCAACGAATCGGAATATTCACGCACCACAAGTGGGCCCATCACAGGCTTATCGTCCGCATCGAATTTGAGTTTCCCATCCTGATCGCGCTGCTGCATCTCCATGATGCGACCGTGAGATACTACAGGACGCTCGCAGCCATCATGCGCGCGCCGCCACGCCTCTGCTTCGAGGAGGTCCACAGCCTGACGCAGAGCCGCCTGGAATGCGGCTTTGTACGCTGGGTGTCTTTTCAGCCATCGGTAATGGGCTTCCGGGCGCACACCAGCGAGAGAACACGCTAGATCGATTCGGCCTGTGTTGGAAAATTCTTCGATTACACGCGCGCGTTGTTCAGGCGAATAATGCATACGGGGTCGATGCATGTCTCACGGCTTCCAGCGATTCCGCCATTCCCACCAGGCGCCGGCGCCGACGCTTATGAGCAGCACGGCGAAGATGACGACTCCGGCGCCCAGCAGTTGGAGAAACTGACGGACGCCGGATGGATCGCCCACAGAGAGGGTTAGGGCCATTGCCCATAAAGTACACCCAAAAAGCAAGCAATTTCTCAGAACTGAAGCGAAACACATTGCATTGTTGCACAAACGTTCACGCGAACTGGAGTTAAGTCTTTGAAAAACAAGAATTATGATTTTTGTTTCACTCGCGGCAAGATTAGGCTTGACAGATTTTACAGACAACCGCGGGCCGAGCCTAGCCCTGCGGCGCCTCCGGAAATTCGTTCCACTCGCGGCCGTCGAGTAGCCGCCCGGCGGCGCGCTTGCCGACGCGGAACATGGTCTTCTCGCCGGCGCCCTTGAGTCCATTACTCGCGCCATCAGGGAACACGGCTCGAACGCTGCCTTTCGGCCAGTCGTATGTGTTCGTCTGGCGTTCGTCACAGTGGCGCATCCAAGCGTCGCGGTCCCCCCACTCGCCAAACTGTTTGAAGAAAAACGGCACCTTCGCGGCGACGCACTGATCGCGGAGCGCCCTCGGCCAGTCCGGGTTCATGGGCCGCGCGCCTGGGCCGGACTCCCCGCCGCAGATCACCCAGTCGAGGGATGGTCCATTCCAGGAGGTCACGGCCCCCATGTACGATCCATCGGGATACTTGAACCTAGCTCCCCATAGGGAATTATATACATGAGT